TAACCTTGCAGTACGTTTAGATATATACTTTGAAAGAACGCTACCACTTACATCAGATGGGTTAGCTTTCTGGTGAACTAAACTACCTGCAGATTTTATTTTTCCCTGTGCATCAACTGCCATATTAGTTATAGCACTTGACTCTGACTCCGCTAAATCCCTTGCGTCTTTAACTGTATTTATACCAGCATCAAATTTATTTATAGTGTATAATTGTTTAGGCATTAATCAAGTATCTCCACATGAACTAGGTCATCAAATCCATTATCTTTAACATCACCATCGCTATCCCAATCACCACCCCACCTAACCTTTACATTAAGTTGTTTAGCTATACCTCTAATCATACCACCCATATAATGAAACCCGTCTCTATTTTCCCAGTCTATAGGGTAAGGAGATAGGTCTACTGCTTTACCTTCCATATGCTTAGAGTATTTAACTTTAGTAGCTCCTTTTTCTAGTAGCTCTGCTTGTCTTTCTTTGCTTCTTAAACCTTCAATAATAGTTACATCCATTATTTTAATTAGTTCATTAAGCACATTAACTAACTTAGGGTCAATTCCCTTTAATCTTTTCTTACTTGTTTTTCCAAATCTAGGCATTGCGAACCTTCCTTGCTACTGATTTACTGTATTTAGCTTTTTGTTTTCCCTTGGCAGAGGCTTTTCTTTTTGCTTTGTTTGTGCTAGCTTTCTCAGAGGCACTAAGACTTTTCCTAGTTGACTCAGGTAAGTAACGTCCACGCTTTGCCTTTGGTTTTTTTTCATCGCCTTTACTGACATAATCCCATTTCTGTTTACTCCATTTAGATAAACTATTGTTAGAAGACTTTGCACCTTTGTAACCACCACCAGACTTCTTATAAATAGAAGTTGCTAATTGAGCTTTACGTGCAGACCATTGACCAGAGTTACCACCTTTAGAACCAGACTTTACTCTAGAAACTACACGCTTCCATAATGCTGGATTTGATTTAGTAGCTGATGCCATTATTTCTTTTTAGGTTTAGTATGTTTCATTTGAACCTTAAAGTCAGCGGTTAAGCTAGCACCTTTATGAGATTTAAATTTACCACTATGCTTCATTAACTTGTAACTAGCACCAGACTTCATCCAATGAAAACCAGCAGGCGCTTTTATTTTTTTATTCATATTTACCACTTTACCTTATCTGCCCAGTAAGCTGCAGACATCTTGCCTTTAGCTATGTTTCTTCCGTGCCTAGCTTTAAAAGATTTTCTTTTAGCTTTCATCCTTGCAGATTCACCAGCTTTTGGTTTACCTGCTGTACTAGCACCTTGCTCTCCAAACCTAATTGTTTTAACTTGAGCTCCTACCTTAGCTACAACTACGTGGCTTTTTTTTGGATGACTTGGAGTTCTTTTAGGTTTATTAAACCCTGATACTCCAGCTCTTTTTAATCTAGAATCTTTTTTAACAGGCATATTACTTACCCTTAAAGATACCGCTTAACATATCTGTTACTATATCCATTACTTCTTCAAAAAAAACTTGCTCTTTTTCTTCTTTTACAAAAGGAATGTTAATTTTATCATTCATTTTAGTTGCTAGCATATCTGAAAACTCATCAGATTCTAAATGTTTCATTGCTTCTTCTTGCATTTTGTCTGCTTGTTTTTCTGCTATATCAATAAGCATTTTTTTAATATCCATTATGATTCCTTTGTTTTCTTAATTTTATAATACAAATATACTATATTCATTACTGCTATTATAATTCCTAATGTGTATGGAAGTAAATCCATAAAAACAATAGCCATACTACCAAAACTACCTGTGGAAACTTTTAAACTATCCACGGCTACTACCATTTATTCTTCCAGATAAGTAGCTTATTTTATCCGACATATCATTCACCTCTTTCATTAAGTCCTCGTTACGCCTATCTCTAGTGTCATCAGACTTATTCCATCTATCTACCAATTTAATTAGTATTCCTTCCATATTCTCTAAAGTTTCTGATTGACCTTTGTTTTCAATTTTTAAATTCTCTAACGTCTTCTGTTGGTTTGTTGACTTCTGTGATAAAGATATAACCAAGTACACAAACATTACCCCTACTATCCCTATCATACCAGCTTCTGCGTAAACTGCCATAAAATCCATTACTTCTTTCTCCGCTTACCCCAACTCATCGGATTGAGGTTTATTTCTTTTTCATAAAACTTTACTTTCTCTGCCAACTCTTCTCGTTCAGACCGTTCTTCCACGATGTGTTTATCAAGTAAGTCCCCAATTTGCTGGTCAGCATTAGCAACCTCAGCTTCAAGATTCCCCAATCTGCTTTCAATCCTATAATACCCATAGACAAGAGTCCCAACCAAAACCAAGACTTGTGCCAAGAACTTAAAATTAAGACTAACCACAAGGTTATCATCAATAACATTAGTCCTGTAAGACCTAGCTGTTTTAATTTCTTCACTCATTTCTTCCTTATTATTTCCCATTGGTTATGAGTATAACACCAAGAGTCACTCTCAAAAGAAACATTATAATCATAGTAATGAGCAGTAGAGTCTTGGTCTACTATTTCTACAAATGATGAGTCATCAGAACTTAATTGTAGATTACCTACATACCATCCATTTGAACAACTATTTAACATAAATATACTTAACAGGAATGTTATAACTTGTATTAACAACTTCGAAATCTCCATTTTTTAATTTCTTTATTTTTTTATTCACAGAACCATCCACCAAGCTATTGCAGTTTCTACAACTATATCAGACATAGTATTGTATGCCCATTTACGCTTTGTCTTATAAGGCTGATAATTCTCTATTATCCACTCAAAAATCTCCCAAGCGATACCAAGTATCAAAACACCAAGAACGCACCATAGGTCGCTAAAATTAAGCCATTGAAACACCTTACAAAAGAACGCTCCAGCAGCTAAGTGATACGAAGTCCAACCATCTAATTGACCGGTTCTATATTGCCACGATACTAATTTAGCTAAAGGATTGTTCATGCTATCTTTAAGTGTTTAGAAACAGGAGTGTCTCCTGAATACATTGTAATTACTCTAGAAAGTAATTGGGCTTTTGTTTCACCACTATCATAAGAGATTCCTCTTTTATCATAGAAGTCTTTTATTTCTGCCTTAGTATTTGATTCAGTAGGATATTCTGATTGAGCTGTTGCTACTGAGTTTATCATATGATGAGTCCCAATAATAACTCTACCGTGACCATCGTTATGTTTCTTTTCACATTCATCTACGTAGAACTCTTCAGCAGTCTTAAAACTATTAGACCTTTTCTCTACTTCACCATCTACTTCTACAAAGTAAGCATAAGACGAAGGATAAGCCAAAGTCTCCGTACTTCCATCTTTATAAGTCTTTACACGAGTAACACCCGGTGTTGTATTCCTATGGAGTCTTACACGATGACCTTGGCTACACCTTCTGATAATCATTATACTACTTCAGCCTCTACAACTTCAGGCTCTAACGATGCACTAAGCATATCAATAAATGCTTTCTTACCCACAGCCAACTGGTCAGCCATAAACTGATTTGTATTCTGTTTGTTTTGTAAATCGTTAATGTGTCCTACCATTGCTTTTTCCTCGTCAGTCATATCATCAATGATGTATTCTTTATCATTAAGTGTCAAGACTGGCTTTTCTTTTTTTTCTTTAGCCATTTTAGACTCCTTGTTTGTTATTTAATTTTTACTATCTTCTTATGCTTTCTTTACTGCATCTGTCCATAATGCACCAGCTAGTGCCTTTAATTCATCAGACTCTGCACTTAGATCAGCATCACACATAAATGATGTCCTATGATACTTGTATGAGATTTCTGCACCATCTTCCATGATTGCAGTTCTTGTTCGTTTTTGAATTGTTTTAAACTCTCCACGAACTTCATAATCTTCTGTTGTTTCTTTTGTTAAAGCCATATTATTTTTCCTTATTAATTATTCCAATTAAACTTGATATGTTATTGAGAATGCTAACTGATTACGATTAGCAGTAGTTCCAGCAGTAAAATCATTTCCTAATGTATGCACGCCTGTATCAGTCTCAATATTTGCACTAATTTCAGCATTAAGCCTTGCGAAAGATTCGCTTTCACCAACTGAAATGGTTTGAGGATTGTCAGCCCATAAACTAGCAGTAATTAAAAATCGTGAGGTTGGATATGCTGAGTGACCATCTGAACCAGCAGAAATAGTGAAAGGCAATCCTCCTATGCCTATTAAATCTGTAGCATCGGGAGCAGTTAAAGCATCTGTCCTTATATAACAACTTAATGTGACTACTCTGCCTATTTTTGTATAAAATCCAAATCTAGTATCATCGTAAGTAGC